CTTTTACAAATTCTTTTTACATTATTTTCCCCCCCCCCCGCATCGCTAAAATATATGGTCAATAGATTTTAATTTTACCATTTTTTATACTATCATTTCAGTAAATAAGGTATACTATATATTATATATAATCTTATTTACCATTTTAATAACATTTTATTATTATTTTATTATTATTTTATTCATAAACTATAATTTTTAATACATTTTCTATAAATAAACTATAATTTTTAATACATTTCTATAATATTTAATACATAATTTATAATTTTTAATACATTTATATAATATTATTAACATTAATATTTCATATCATTAATAGTGTTATAAAATAACATTATTACAATTATTTTATAACTATAAAATATTATACATTATATGACAATATTATTACCATAAGTAAATAATACATATATATTATAATTATAATACTATAATGGTGTCAACAATAATTCACAAAATATCTATAAAATATATACATCAAAATATACTATATATATTCAAAACAATTATAATAATCACATCATAAAAAATAAAAAACCTGAAAAATATGCAAAAAAACTATAAAAATATTAACATTTTTAATAAAAAAATATACATATATAAACATTTTTTAATATAACATATATATATAATGTATAAATGCAATTATTGTGATTATACTTCATCTAGAAAACACTATGTAAATCTACATTCTAATATTAAACATAGTAATCCTAATCTTTTTACATGTGACAAATGTAATAAATCATTATCATCTAATCAATATTTACAAAAACATAAAATAACTTGTAAAGGTTTTATTAACCCCTTTGAATGTCAAAAATGTAACAAACTATTTTCTTCTACATCTAGCAAATGTAGGCATTTCAAAACTTGTAAAGCTGAATTAAAAATACATGATACTACTCCTTCTGTTATTAACAATATTACTAATAATGATAACAGTATTACTAATAACATTACTAATATTAACAACACCTACATCTTTCAAAGTAATCCTAACATCCATCCATTAGCCTATCAAAATTATAACATGCAAACCCTATCTAACGATGTTATTATCCCTAACAAAAATAACTTACCTTTAATGATTGAAGACTTTGGCAGGCTTATCTACAACGACCTTCAAAATAAAAACATTAAAAAAACTAGCAACAAGTCTAAGTTCTGTTTAGTAAAAAATGAAAAAGGTGATTGGTGCAATAAATTAGATAAAGATATTATTCCAAAAGCTACAAAAGACATAGCTTTCAATTTTAGAATTATTATTGACGATAATGAAATAGAACTATGTAATATTGATAAAAAAAACAAAAGTATTTTACCTAAGCTATCAGAGTTCCTAAATCTTATTATTGATTATAACTACGATTTAGATATTCTAAATGATACTGACAAAAATGATAACAACATCTTTAATGACTTGAAAGATAGAACTATCTGTATTATTATTGATTCCTCTAAGTATATATAATACTAAACTATTTTCCTATTTCTCTTTTTTATTATCTTTTTGGAAAAAGATTTTTAACTTTTATAACATAATTATCTTTTACATCATCGTCTTCGTACCATTCCATATATTGATTTTCAATATCATAAAGACAAGCAGTAGAAGGTTTCTCAGGAATAAATTGATTAAAGTAGAACATTTTATATAGTTTGTATAATATACAATATTAAACAATTTTTTATATATAATATGTAAATATCTAACAAAAACATTCATTTGTAAAGGTATTTGGGGGCTCATAATAATTATTATAGTATTGATTAGTATTATTTGGAACAATACTAGATTTTAATACAAAATGCTGTTGTAATGGTTGATTACAAAATGTATAATTATTATAAGGTCTGTTTTGTTGATTATTATATTGGATTGATGGTTGTTGTAAAGGTATATTATAATAATTATTTATTCTTTGATGCTGTTGATGAGGATGTGGTATATTCTGATATTGAACCTGTTGAACATGTTGAACCTGCTGAACCTGTTGAACCTGTTGAACATTTGAAACCTGTTGAGTATTTGGAACAAACTGATTTAATGGTATGTTATAAAATTTTTGAATAGGTTGTTGATATTCAGAATATATAACCCTTGGGGATTCATCAAATATTTTTGATTGACGAGGTGTGAAATGTTCATAACGAGGTGTTTCATTAAAAGAACTATGAGAATATCTATTAAAATCATTATTCTCATTAGATGTTCTAATTCTTGTATAAGAAGAGTCTATTAAAATAGGAGGGTCTGTATTAATAGGTAATTTAGGAACTATTGGAGCTTTGATTACTTTAGGGATTTTAAGAGTATTTGAATTGTTTTCATTATCATTTAATACTAATGGTATATCAATAAATATAGGCAATTTATTAATATCTTCTACTTCAACATAAGAATTATCAATATATTCTTGAAATGATTCATCATTATCTTCAATAATATCTTCAAGTATTTCTTCATATTTGTCTAATACTGATAAATACTCTCTTTTATTTAATATATTATATGAAGATGATAATGATACATTCATATTTATATTTTTATTTTTAATAATACCATTAATATCTTTTAGAATATCAAAGATATCATAATTATTCTTAGTTTCTATACTATTATCTAATAGTTTTCTTATTTTTAAAATATAATCCCCTAATGATACCATATTTTTATTAATATCTAAAATATTGTAAAAATTATCGTCGTCTGATGATAATTTATCAAGACAATATGATATAATTATTATGTTATTTATTGTATGATTAGTATTAATAGTATTTTTACTTTTTATTTTTTTATTGTTAATATCCCAATCAAAATTAAGATTAAATATATTTGTTTTACTAAAACATGTATCTGCTATAAATATTATTTTAGTTGATGGATTAAAAGAATTTAAAATATTAAATATAATTTCAGGTTTAATAACCGTATCACCCTTTCTAATATTGTAATCTGTTGGAACAATCCCTTCATTTATATTATAATTTGAATTATACCCAGAAATATATTCTGCTATGTCTATACTGTCACCAGTATAATATATTAATACCGATTTTAATTTAGATACCCATGATTTTAATGCAATTTTGTAAAGAGATAATAAAATACAATTATAATTAGTATCTTCAACATTTGTTATTTCATTAAATAATATTTCATTTTTCTTAAAATGTCTAGAAATTTTTGTAATATTTGTTGTATAATTTAAATTTCTATAATCAATATGATTATAATTACATCCTAATAATAATATTTCATTATTCATTTTTATATTTATATTTATATTTATATTTATATTTATATTTATATTTATATTTATATTTATATTTATAATTCATTATTACATAATATATATATAATACTTATAAACTATAATAAATGTTTATAAAACATTATAAAAAATTTAATGTTGTCATTATTATAGATTATAATGAGTGAAAGAATAAATAATGATTATATTAAAATTATAAAATTTGATTATAATACTATAAAAAAAATATTTAATAAAAGCATATTTAATAACAAATATAAAAATAATATAGATGAATATTTTTTAAATATTATTAAGATATTTGATTTAATATGTAATGAATATAGAAAAGAATTTAAAGAATCTGAAATTAATTATATTTATGATAATTTATATGTAAAATTATCACCAAAAATTTTATCATCAATAGATGAAGAGCATCCTCAATACTCTGTCGAATTTATAAATGATGAAAATATATTAGAAATTGAAGATTTAAATATAAAATTTAAAATAGCTTTGAATTATATATATAAATTTAATAATATTAATTCTTTTAAAAATTATTTATATGATTTATCATATATTACAGAAATTATAGAAAAAAAACCAGACCTTGTAAAGTTTCCTAAATATAGTTTATATAATTTAATGTTAGAAGAAAAGGTTACTTGGGATAGAGAACTTTTTCTTGATTATAAAAATCATACAGAAACAGAACCAGAAAAAAGAGATTACGAAATAATACAAAACTATGAAGATATGTATTATAATTGGAATCCTATTATTATAGAATTATATATTAGTAAATACAAAGGAAATAATGGTGGTAGATACAAAAAAATTAAAAAAAATTTTAATACTGTCAAACCTGTCAAAAAATCAAAACCAAAATATACGAAATCAAATGACCATTATATTATAGGTTCTAGAAAATATTGCATATACTTAGGTTCAAGAGGTGCTAAATATATAAAAAAAAATAAAAAACATATAAATATAAAATCATTATAAATAATAAAGAAATATGTATAGTATTATCCGCAGATATTGTAAAATTCGTTACGAACATAATAATAAATTATATAAAGGGAATGACTGTATTCAATTCTATAATTTATATCCTATGAAAATTATGTAAATTATTTATTTTTATAATATTGTAACATAGAAACTCCGTTTTTGTTACGGTATATTTTAATACATTTGTCGTCTAATTTTACATCACTATATATATCGTATTTTTTTGTTAATAAACTAAATATAGCTTGATCATGACGATGTTCTGAAAATGATGATAAATTTGGTAGAACCGATGGACTATCATCTATATTATGATAATCACAAGCTAAATCATACCATTTATTTATTAAATAACGTGTTTCGTTACATATTAGATAAATATTTGCACCACCTTGTCTTTGAACTGTATTTAGATATTTATCATCATTCATTTTTAATTTAACTATTAAATCCATTTTATTCCATCCTTTTTCTAAACATGGAGACGCAGTAGTTCCTATAATTTTATCTGTTTTTACTTTTTCTATACAGTATTCGAGCCAATCTTTTTCTTCAATCTCTATTTCTGTTCCACAATCAAGATACATTAATATATCACCATCTTCCATATTTTTAATTGTTTTATTAATTATATAAGGTTTCCATAACCAATATCCATATCCTTTTTTATTATTTGTAATAAATTCTTGGTGTTTATTCCAGAATTCAATATCACTTTTAAGACTATCGCCTGTATATACTATTAATTCATCAAATATTTTTAATTCTTTTACTTGATTTGCTAATCTTATTCCAGCATCAATATAATTACTGTGTATCCCATCGTTATGACTTCCAAATGTTATAAATTTTAAAACCATTTTAGATATATTTTGATATATATTCTTTATATAGTAAAAAATGATAGATATTATGTATATGTTATGATAAAACCTATAAAAATGCCTGCATATAAATATGAGAATGTAGTACAATCTTTTATAGGTAAAGGGTGTTATCTGTTAAATACAGAAGAAGAATTTGATAGTATTTTAAATGATATATCAATATTTAATAAAAACAATACTAAGAGATTATTTCCGCAATTTACATATATAGCGTCTTGTGGATGTAAAAATACTGTATATTATAATGTGTTTCGTAATCGTGGGACTGGTGTTATTTGTCCTAAATGTATAAATGTTAAAAATGCTAAAAGTAAAAAAGAAGAAAATACAGGTATAATTAATATATATAATGAATTAAATGGTATTACATATTTTACAGAGCTTGTTAAAGAGCATTTTGAAATTGTTAAATGTTTTGATGGATGTAAATGTGATATAGCATTTAGACCATTAAATATAACTGATGATATTTGGTGTGGTATTCAGGTTAAAACAACTATACTTTGTAAAAGTGAATATCCTTTTCATTTAGACAAATGTTATGAAAACCTAATTATTTTATGTATTTGTAATGTTGATAAAAAAATATGGGCTATCCCTTATGAAAATGTTAAAGACATTAAAAAAATTACTATTGGATTAAAGAGGTCTAAATACAATATATATGAATTAACAAATGAAAATATTATAAGTAAATTAAACGAATTGTATAATAATACTAATAAATTTGATTTTGAAACATTAGATACACCATCTAATATATATCAAAAAAGAGAAAAAGAATATAGAAGGTATAGAGAAAAAATATTAAATTTTATTAAGTTTGATGATAACAATATGGAGGGACTTGTATATGATTTAAAAATTGGTGATAAAAAAATACAAGAGAAAGTAGGTGGTCTTCATAAAAAGGGAAAAAAATCTTATCATTTCTGTTTATTTAAAAACGATGGTTTATTTGAAAAAAAAAGAAGATTTACACAATATAAATTAGGCGATAATGATATATATTGGCTTAATTGTGAAGGTAAAAAATACTTTTATGTAATTCCTGAAAAAATATTAATAGAATATAATTATATTGGTGGTGAGAATAAAAGAGTATTATTTTGTAATCCTTTATTAATTGGAGCTTGGTATAATGAATATTTATTTGATTATGAAAATATTGATAAGGAAAAACTACTTAAACTTATTGAATAAAGTTTAACTAAATAAAAATAATATGTCGCTCCGGGTGAGGCTCGAACTCACAACCTACAGTTTAACAGACTGTTGAACTACCAATTGTTCTACCGAAGCTATACTTACAAGGGCTTTTCACCCTACCTATACAACACAATTAACCCTTATATACTTTTATGTACTTAAAGACCCTATTAGTAAAATAAAAATGACATAACCAATCCAGTCCATCTCCAATCATATAATGACTAACAAAGTATTTAAGCTTATCAAAAGACTTAATCAGATAATAAAAACAAAAATAGAACAAAGACGTATTAAAAATGAAAAAAAACAAGAGAGAATATACAGAAGTATAGAATATAAGGAATTATATAATAATCCTCATAGAATAGCTTATAATGTTGTAGGAGGAAGAGGAGGAAGATAATGAATATAAAAAAAGATTGATACAATAATTGAAATGTCTAAAAATAATTTCCAATATCCAAAATATGTCATCATTATATATAATATAATATTAACATTTATATATTTTTATAATAAATTAATAACAACTGGTAAATTTCTTTTTCCATTAAATCCCAAATTATAAGAAAGTTGTGATGTTTGATTAAATATATAATGAAAAAGAACACCAATACCAATTGATGTTATGAATAAAAATACCAGAGATACTAAATACATAATAACTGTTCTTTCTTCAATTTCTTTTTTGCTAATATTAACTGGATTGTTCCACATATATAAATGGATAAAGAAAACAATAACTAAAGTACCTATATAGTCATAAGCAGAAAGACCAAAAGTTCTATATTTTTTAGAAGCAAAATCATCAAGTATTGTTGAAAATATATTAGCCATTTTATTTAATTTCCTTTATATATTGTAATAAGATAAAAAGAATTTATGGAAGAATATCTTAAAAAGTTAAATAATATAAAACCACTTAAAAAATGGTTAAAAGATACATCATATAATCCATTAACAAAACAAAATGATATAGAACTTTCATTAAAAGAAGATTCTGATTATGTAATCTTATATAATAAAACATTTCAAATGTTAAGAAAAAATGGTATGAAGACACATAAAATCTTAAAAAAAATGCCAAACAACCATTTATTATTTGATAATAAAATAGATTATTTATATGTTTATTATAATTTAAATAATGAAGAATATCCATATAAAGGCAGAGATAAAAGGTATCTATTATATAAAAATTATATTAAAGCAAATGATAATATTATAGGAAATATCATATTTGATAAGATTTCTTATATTATAGATTATAAAAATGTAGAACCTGAAAAATATGAAGAAGAAATAATCAAGGACTGTTATGATTATATGGTTTCTTGTATTGATTTTTTTATTAAATTAATAAGACATAAAATATTTACTAACTTTACATTAGAAAAATTAGAAAATGAATATAAGAAAGAAGCTTCTGACAAGATGCTTGAAATAAATAATATAATGCAATTTTTTAATTTAATAGAATATAATTGTAAAAATAATGAATATAGATTTAATGATGATTTATATAAATATGATTTTGATAATATAACTATTGAGAAAGCTATTCTTATAGCAATTGATGTTTTTAAAATGATTGATTATAGTGATAATGGAAAAGATGTAATAGAAATAATTACTGAAAATAAATTTAAAATCATAGAAGACCCTTTAATAAAATTGCTATCTAAAAAAGAATTTGAAAATATTGATATTACTAATTTAGAATTACCTAAACAAAATATGACAGATAAGCAATTTAAAGGCTTAACAGAAGAATATAACAAATTATTAGAAGATTTTAATAAAAGTAAATCAATTTTATTATCACAATCTAAATCACCTCCTAAAAGACCAACATTAGATATGCCAAATAATACAAAACTCATAATTGGTATTCATAAAATACCTAAACAAAACTATACAAATAAAGAATATAAAAATATGATATCATATTATAAAAAAAACAAACATATTATAGAGTTATATAAAGAACTTATAAATACTGGATTTTTAGATTTGAAATCTAAAGAATCAAACTCTTCATCATCTAAATCCATGTCATCATCTAAATCCATATCATCATCTAAATCCATATCATCGACTAAATCATCATCTAATACCATACCTATTCTTAATAAATCAAGAGAAGATATTATAAATAACGATTTATTTAATAAAAATATTACAGATGATAGTAAATTATTAAGATGTATTAATGAATCAGATATAATTACCCAAGATGAATTTAATAATACATCATATCCTTTAGCTAAATTACAATTAATGACTAAATTAAAAATCAAAGATAATACTGGTAAAATATTGAGAACAGACTGTTATTATACACCTAATCTTTATAATTATTTAATAAATAAGGCAAATAATAAAAAACCATTTACAGACCCTTATAATGGTAAATATATTTTAACAGATAAAGACATAAATAGTATTATGAAAATCATGAAGATAATTGATCCTAAAATAGAAAAACCTAGATATATTAAAAATTCAAATGATAAAAAATTTATGATTGGTGCTGTTATAGACGAATATAATTTGTATAATATATATATATATAGATTGTTTGGTAATACTAAATTTAAAATTTTAACAATATTTGTATTTCCTGCATATATTGATGTAAACGATACTGGGTCGTCAGACCTAACAAGCGCAACTCTTGTTTTAAAAATTTTTGAATTATTTAATAATGGTAAACTAATGGAAACATACTTACCACCATATCAAATAGAAGATTTTTATTTATTACCAGATATTGATTATAATGCTTATAATGATATTAATAAATGGGTTACTATGGAATATGACGAGAAGGTAGATTTATTTAAAAGAATGGCTACAGAAATAAATAGAATATAGTTTTTATAAGACTGAAAAATAGTACATAATTTTATTTTTTTAAAATTTTTATAAAGTTTAATATATTATGTAAAAAATAAAATTATGTACTCTTCTTAATAATATTATATACATCAAGTGTCTCTAAAAATGTAAAATAAACACAAGCGATTTTTACTTAAAAATCTAATCATACCTATAATAATGTAAAATGATTATTCCAATAAATATTAAGAAGAAACCTAAAACGTGATATATATTTTTGAAACGTTTACCAAATATGATAACTGACGAAGAAGTTTCTAATAATACAGCCATACCACTCCATATAATATTAACATATAAAAGCGGGTATACTTGTAAACTCTTTATAAGAAGATATATAACACCAATATACGCTATAATACCATAAAATAAATTAATATAATTTTTCGTATATATATAATTATCTAAAGTAAAATCTCCTGTCATTTTTACAATAGTTAATAATAATATTAATAATAAATTATATTCTATTATTATCATTATCTATTTATAACATATATATAACATTTTATAAGCATTTATAAACATTTATAATATACTTAAATATACTTAAATATTATAAAGTTATATTATAAAAATGAAAAAAGAAATTCTAGATAAATTTTGGAATCTATATGATGAAGAAGGAGCGATACCTGCTCTCTCTTGGCTAGAAACATTAAAATATTATGAAGATTATTGTAACAATAATATAGTTGAAGTAAAAGACGCTATGGAAGAAATAACGTCATCAATTTATAGTATGAATATAAATAAATAAAAATAAGCTTTTATTAATCAGAATTATTTTTAGTCTCGTTCCATTTTACAGCAATAAGACTCATAATTTCTTTATTAGTTTTGTCAGGATGTTCTTTTTTAAACTCTGACATATTTTCTTTAATAAAGATATTATATTTGCTTAAAGGTCTCTTATCAGTTTCTTCTTTAATTTTTGAGGATTTATAAGCGTCTGATAGCAATTTTTTAAATTCATCTAATGAATATTTTTGTGTGATATCAATCTCTTTAATAAAAAGGTCTAATACTTTCTGTGTTTTATCACATACTTTAACATGTTTGTCTACTGGGTTAGTAGATACTTCTTCCATTTTATTACTCTTAGTAAGTATACTTTTATATACTTTTATATGAATTATTTGTTATACTGAATTATTTGTAAGATAACCATTACAATAAAATTCGTGATTATTTTCAATATCAATATAATATGTTTCTTCAACCATACAACAGTCAAATACTACTTTGGTAATAACCGATGGGCAATAATTTAATGTTATTACATATTTATCAAAATCATTAATATTAACACTTTTAATATTATCAATATTAAGTTTATTAAACAGTTCATAAACACATTTATTATTAATATCAATATCGGAAATGATATTAGTATTATATTCGTCTTCAATAAAATCTTTAACCATTTTTACAGGGAAAGAATTATTTATATGATATATATCGTCATAATTGATAGATTTATGAAGTTCTTTAATACTATTTATAACATTCATACTAAAATAAGTTGAAACTTTAAGTGTATTAGTCATACTTGATTTATTATTAATATAAATATTTGTAGTTTCAAAACCACAAGAATAACATATATTTTGTAATTCATCGGCTCTTACTTTATTTGTTTTAGTAATAACAAATCCTTTATCATAATTAGATACATTACCGTCGATTATACCTGCAATATAAGCTTTACGAATATCTAATGTTCCCTCTTTAATAAAGGAAGGTATTTCAAAAGTATTATTATTGTATTTAAAATATTTATTAAAATATTGAGAAAGCTCTTCTGAATTACATACAATAGTATAAATATTTTCATCATACAGTCTTTTTAGAGAACATTTAGCATTATTATCAAATTTTCTAATAAAATTTTTAATAGTTTCAATTAATTCAAAACCATAAACAGTAATATTAAATGAAGTTAAATCACTAACAAAAGTGGAATCACTAATATAATCTGTATTATAATTACCTGCTTCATTAAATATACCAATAAACCACGCTACATCAGGTGTTAAATCTACAACCTGTTTTTTAGATTTTGAAAATTCATTTTTAGGTAATATTGTTTCAATTCCTTCAATAGGTTTTCTAACAGTTAAAAGAATATCACCTTCTTTAAGATTTTGTGATTCAACCCATTTGTATCCATAAATATTATCAACTACTGCCATGCGATGATTAGGAGTACATTTAAATTCTCCATTAGATGTATAAATTGTTGATAGATGTTGCTTATCTTGGACAACTTTTTTCTTAATATTTTTATATCCCTTTGTCGTTAAAACCTTATCATTATCATTAATATCTTTAATTTTTTTAAGACCATTTTTAGTATGAATGTAATAATATCCAGGAATACATTTATTTGTATCACTAGATTTAATTATGTTTTTGTTACCAAACAATTCAGTATTTTTAGTAATAATATCCATGATTTATATAATTAAAATAATAATACGATATGTATCATTTTTTTATTTTTTATAGTATTATAGAGAGTAAATGAATTTAACATTACTAATACCGCTTATAATAATTTTCATGGCTTTTTTTTTAAAAGATTCTATTGGAAATATTGAAACTTTTACAGACACAGTAACAGACACAGTAACTGATGCATCAACAAATAAAGAATCTAATAATGATAAAAAAGATATACTAAAATATGATCCGAATGATTTAGATAGATCATATAATATGTATAATAATTTACCATCATTAACATCAATAAGCGGAATATTAGGTGAAGCAGGAGCATCTTTATCCGAATTATCTTTAAATTCACAACAAGAATTATCAGGTAGTAGTTTAAATAGATATCAAAAAATAACTGATTCTATTCCTGATTCTTATTTACCATATACAGAAGATATATCTGAAAACGATGATAAAATAAAATCATATTATTCAAATATTATTGAAGTATATGCAAAGATATTAAATAGAGAGCCTACTAAGAATGAGTTAAATATAAATTCGCAACAACTTTATAATAAAGAGATAGACGAAGAACTTCTTATTACTAAACTAATGAATACACCTGAATATGAAATTATTGTAAATATGCAATCAAATAGTACAAACCCTCTTTTAAAATCTGCTGTTTCAACTGATAAGCTTTTAAAATATTTAACTGTAATTTATAATAAAACTTTAAACAAAGATTTACCAAATAAGATGTTATTACCATTAAGAGATTGTTATATACATTTACAATTTAATGATTATCTTTTTATAGCTATGCTTTTAAATGGTAATTATTATAAATTTGAAAAAGATGTTTTAGAAGCACGTATGTTATCAAAAGAACTATTATTAGAACTTTTTAATAAATATTTCATATTACTTGATCTTAAAAATAAAGCAAATCAATTAAAAAAAGATGACATATTAAATCGCAAAGGTTCTATTATAAATGAACCAGATGCATCTGGAACAGCGAATGACTTAAACAATAATTGTAAATTATCATCAATTGATAAGGATTCCTCTATGGATTCTGAAAATCATATACAAAAAATTGTTAAAGATGGTAATAATATATTCAATATTAATATTAATTTAGATGATAAAAATCGCAATACTTCTATGCCTTTTAAAAGACGTCCTTTTACTAATGAAGAAGGTGATACAACACGTATATATAATCCAATAGATTATAAACAACATTACAGAGGTCAATCACACTATGTACCTCCTGTTTGTACTACTGCTGGAACTAAAAATATAGTTCAGCCAGTATTTTTAAATAGTAAACTACTTTTATCAGCAACAGATTTAGATGAAGCTGCTAACAATACTGGTATGGGTAGTATAATGCCTAAATTTGAATATAGAGAATATGAAGAAGTTCCTAAAAAATAAATATTTTTATTACAACTAATGCTACAGCTCCTGTAGTATAAAATTTGATTATAATTGACATAAATGTATTATTTTACACATTATCAAAAGAAAAAATGGAACAATATGGTAATATAACCATTATGACCATTTTTCTTTAAACCATCTATTTTTATTTTTATAAAAATATTTTTCAAAATTCGAAGATATCATTAACTATATAATTCGTAACAATATAGGAGAGAATAATAGTTTGGGTAAAATCTTCATCTGAATTATCATAAAGAAAGCTTTCAAAATCTTCAAAACAATTCTCTTTTGCAATATCTGGAAGAATTGTAATCAATTTCGCAAAACCAAATTTAATAATAATGTCATTTTTGGAATCTATAGACATTTTATCAACATAAGATGTAATCCATGTCATATGGTCTATATCACAACCATCGCCTTCATATTCTTCATATGGATTATAATTTTCAAGATAATTTTTGAAATCCTTACGAATGATATCGTAAATATTATCTTTAACATTATTTTTTTCGGTAACGTAGTCACAAATAATCTTCATATAATCTTGTGAAACGTCCATTGTAAATGTTGATATAAGGTTTGTTCTATCTGATTGTGTTGGTAAAAATTTAAAAAACAGTGTCATTTTTTTAAATTTTTAATTTTTTTGAATCAAATTTATTTTATCATAAGTTCTTTGTATTTATATTCTAAAGTATCAATATAATTATTGTCTATATGACTATTATTATAATAATTATAAATTTTATAAATAAGATCATCTAATATAGAGCTTATTATATTAAGTTCTTTTTCAAAATTTTTTTTATTCATATTACTTTTTACAAATAGTATATAATAATTATTTTATAATATAAATATATAAATATGGAACTGTCTATTAAAAAAGAATTTGAGATAATATTGGTATCAACATCTATATCAATACCTGTATTAATAAAATTATTAAATATGAATACGTCCTCTAAAATTGTAAAATCAATATCACAATCATTAATACAATATACAAATTGGAATATAATATTAATATTTATAAATCATTTTTGTAATAATAAAATGCTTAATGTATTTCTAACAATTAATTCAGCAACAATTTTTATAATATATCATATCTTTCACTTTACAGCTAAAAATGAAATAATGAATATGCCAAATATACCTAAATGGTGTACACATACTCATATAAACTTTGCAAGTTTCTTTGTTCATATATTACCAATTATAGTATATGGTAATGATTTTTATAAAAATAGATATATTGTTCATTATAATATGGGTTATAATGTAATTTTATTTAACTTCATTTGGGCTTTTCAAAGTTTTTTAACATTTGATGCCAGAAAGGCTTATTTTATAATATCTCCAAATGCTATATATATAATATGGTGTACTATAATAGCAAGTAATATATCTATAGGATATTTGTTAGAGAACTCAAAATCCATAAAATAAATTTGAGTACATAATTTTATTTTTTTATATTTTTTATAAAGTTTAATATATTTTATAAACTATTTAAATTATGTACTATTTTTAATATTAGTACTTTTTCTTAATAAAACAATATTTATATAATATAGATTATGGATGATTATAAATACATAGGAAATATAAACGACTATATTATAGATGAATTATTAAATGATCCTATAAATCAATATGAAGAAATATTAGAAGACTTAAATAATATTAATTATAATAATATATATGACATAGACTATATTGAAAATAAATTAGAAGCATATACAGAAAGAATCTC